TGCTAATCACATGTTGGTTAGTCTAAATGGTGTCCTACAAAAACCAGGATCATCCTTTACCATAGCAGGGTCCACCATGACCTTTGCAAGCAATCTTGCAACAGGAGATGTCATCGACTTTGTAATTATTTTAGGTGATGTGTTAAACATAGGTACACCCTCTGATGACACGGTAACAGCTGCTAAATTAAATGATAATATTATATCAGGGCAAACTGCTCTTACATCTGCACCCGACGATACAGATGAATTTTTAGTATCAGACGCAGGGACAATAAAAAGAATTGATTATAGTTTAATTAAAGGTGGTGGTGCTTTTGAAGAATTACTTACAACTACAGCAAGTGATTCAGCAAGTGTTGCTTTTAGTAGCACTTACATAACAACAACATATTTAGATTACATGATTATTCTATCAGGAATGAAACCAGCATCTGATAACGTAGATTTAGAATTATTTTTTAGCGTAGATAATGGTTCAAATTATTTATCTGATTATCAAATAGTAAGACATGGAAGAAATAGTAATGGAGAAGATAAAAATAATGCTTCAAATAGCACAACTGAAATTAGGTTAAATTCAAGTTCTACTGTTGGAGGTAACTCAGAGGAAGGTATATCGGGTGTTGTAAGAATTTTTGACCCTATGAAACAAAGTGGTACAACAGATATAGTTACCATGGCTCAGGCACACATGAGTATGATACAAGCGAGTGCTGGCCATCTTAACAATGTTTCAGTTACTGGTGCTAATGCTGTTACTACAGCAGTCAATAATATAAAATTTCAGTTTAGTTCAGGAAATATCGAATCAGGCAAAATTTCTTTGTATGGAAGAAAAGTAAGCTAGGAGCACCAGATGTCAATCAATGTGTGCAACAACAACTCTTTATCGGCAATCACGAGTATACCTGATAGTATTTCTGGGGGTGCATTAAATTTAATATCTACTCAAACTGCATCAAGTTCATCTACAATAAGTTTTACCTCAGGATTAGATTCAACTTACAAAGAATATATATTTAAATTTATTGATGTTCACCCATCTGCTGATCAAGCACAATTTAGTTTTAATATGAGTGTAGATACTGGGTCAAACTATAATGTCAGTAAAACTAGCACTTATTTTAGAGGCTTTCATTCAGAAGATGATGGCACAACCTCTCTTGCTTATCAAACTGGAGATGATTTAACAACAGGTACAGGGTTTCAAGTTTTAACTGGATATTTAGGAAATGGTAATGATGAATCTTGTTCTGGAACTTTGCATTTATTTAACCCATCATCTACTACCTTTGTTAAACAGTTTATGGCACGAGCTAATGAATATATTTTTAATAATTCAACTAGAGATAGTTTTGTAAGTGGATATGGAAATACCACGTCTGCTGTTGATGCTGTTCAATTTAAAATGTCGTCAGGCAACATAGATTCAGGGACAATAAAATTATATGGCGTTAGTTAAATATAATAATAATAGTATAAGTGATGTGACAGCATTTGCTAGCGTGCCGAGTGGTGCTATGACACTTATTAAAACTTTAACCGCTAGTTCTAGTGCAACCTTATCTTTTGTAAATGGAAGCTCTGACGTAGTTTTAGACGGAACATATCCTGTTTATAAATTTGTTTTTATAAATATACATCCAGCATCAGCTAATACAGAACTTACTTTTAACATGAGTACAGATACTGGAAGTAATTATAATGTTGCAAAAACTACTACTTTTATTCAGGTAGATCATAGTGAGGGTGGTGCTGGAGAATCAATACAATTAAGCACTGGTGATGACTTAGCACAAGGAACTGGTTTTCAAAATTTAACTGATGTTATTGATAATGATAATGATAATAGTGGAAACGGTTCTTTATTACTTTTTAGTCCCTCATCAACGACATTCGTAAAACAATTTATTTCAAGAGGAAATGGAATGTATAATGGTAATTACATATCAGATTGTTTCGTAGCAGGATATGGTAATACCACTTCAGCTGTAGATGCTGTGCAGTTTAAAATGGCTTCAGGTAATATAGATGCTGGTACGATAAAACTCTATGGGATAAAGGACAGTTAATGAGTATAGTTAAATTAAATAATAGAGCACTTAGATCAGCAACGGCTGTAGGCACTACCACTCAATTAGGTAATATGACATTTATTAAAAAATTAACAGCTTCTGCTTCTGCTACCTTATCTTTTGTTGACGGATCTAGCGATGTAGTTTTAGATAACACTTACAAAGAATACATATTTATATTTAATAATATTCACCCAGCAACTACAGATAATGCTTATCCTCATGGAGATTTTCAATTTAACATGAGTGCAGATACAGGCTCTAATTATAATGTTACAAAAACCACAACAACATTTAGAGCATTTCACAATGAGGGGGGGAATGACTCGCTTTTACAATATCATACTGCTGAAGATTTAGCACAAGGGACTGGTTTTCAAACTATTGCATACGAAATGGAAAATGATGACGATAGTGGTGTCAGTGGTAGTTTGCATTTATTTAACCCTAGTTCTACAACTTTTGTGAAACACTTTATTGCACAAACTTCATCTTGTCTAGATGGTGGTTCAACTTATGGAATATACAATTCTAATTTTTTTACTGCAGGATATGGTAATACCACTTCAGCTGTAGATGCGGTTCAATTTAAAATGACAAAAGGCAACATAGATGCTGGAACAATAACACTTTACGGAATTAATTAATCATGGTAAACAAAAATAAAGGAGAAAACTATGCCAAGATTTCATAACATAAATGGTGAAAGAGTGCAGTTCACAGCTGAAGAAGAAGCTGCTAGAGATGCCGAAGAGGCTGCCTGGGAAGCTGGTGCTGTAGGAAGAGCACAGGATAACCTTAGAGCTAGAAGAAATCAACTATTAGCTGAAACTGATTTTTATGCTTTATCTGATGTTACTATGTCAGATGACATGAGAACGTACAGACAGGAGTTGAGAGATCTGCCTGAGGGTAAAGACACTGTTGAAAAATGTGAAAACGTTACGTGGCCTACTAAACCATAGGTAATTTATTATGTTGCAAAAAGTAAAATTTGCACCTGGATTTAACAAACAAGTTACATCAGTAGGTGGTGAAAGCCAATGGGTTGATGGAGACAATGTTCGTTTTAGATATGGCACACCTGAAAAAATAGGTGGATGGTCACAATTAGGTTCTGTTCAAATTACAGGTAGAGCAACAGCGATTCATCACTTTGTAAATACATCAGGTATCAAGTATGCTATTCTAGGAACAAACAGAATTTTGTATGCATACTCTGGTGGTATATTTTATGACATACATCCTATCAAAGCGACAACATCTTTATCAAATGCTTTCTCTACAACGAATGGATCAAAAACTGTAACACTTACGTTTAGTTCAGATCACAACATAAATAAATTTGATATAATATTATTAGATACTTTTACAGCCATTACTGGTTCTGATTTTGTGTCTGGAGATTTTACAGATAAAAAATTTATGGTAACATCGATACCAACTAGCACCACTCTTACAATAGAAATGGAATCAAATGAATCTGGATCTGGTGCAACAACATCAGGTGGTATTAGAGTGCAACATTACTATCCTGTTGGACCAGCGGTTGAGGTTGCATCTACAGGTTGGTCTCTTGGACCATGGGGTGGACAACAAGGTGGACAATTTACTTCTACATTATCTTCATCATTAAATACTAGTGTCACAAGTTTAACAATGGCTAGTTCATCATCTTTTCCATCTTCAGGAACAGTATTGATTGGAACAGAGTTAATCACTTATACGGGTAATGACAATAGCGGAACTTTATCTGGTTTAACTAGAGGTGCTTTAGGTACAACAGCAACATCACATTCATCAGGTGCAACCGTAACAGATGCATCAAACTTTTTTGCATGGAACGCTGCAGCATCTGGAGATATTGTAACTGCACCTGGACTTTGGTCTTTAGATAATTTAGGTAATAAACTTATTGCAACTATTAATGGTGGTGAAAGTTTTGAGTGGGATTCTAATCCTACAGGAGCGAACAATACTAGAGCAACTATTATAACGGGTGCACCAACAGCTTCTGCATTTAGTCTAGTATCTACACCAGACCGTCACTTAATATTTTTTGGTACAGAAACAACCATTGGAACTAAATCAACACAAGATCCAATGTTTATAAGATTCTCTTCTCAAGAGGATATTAATACTTACACACCAACAGCGACTAACACAGCTGGTACACAAAGACTTGCAGATGGATCTAAACTTGTTGGAGCGATCAGAGGTCGTGATGCTATTTACATATGGACTGACACTGCATTGTTTATCATGCGTTTTGTTGGTCCACCATTTACATT